ATCGTCCGGGGCTTGCTTGGGTGGATGAATAATGAGGGTAGGAGCGTCCCACTTTGGTTGCCTACTCACGAGACGCTCATACCGCTCGGGTAGATGTGACCAAGCGTCTAAGTTGTAAGGGATGACGCACACATCCCAGCCACGGTCAACGAGCCCATCGATGATTATCCGGCTATGGAAATCATACGAGCTGTTATCGGCCAGCTGACCGCGAATAATGAGTCTCATCGGCTCTGGTGTTTCAGTTCCTCTTAAATGATTTAAAATCGAAGCCATCGTCGTCTTCTTCCTCGATCTCGGCCTCGACGTTGTCCATCACTTCATCGACCAACCCGGCGATGCTACTGGCGAACATGTCTTCAGCCTCGGTTCCATCGAGGGCCATCACCTTGCGGCTGATGATCACTCCGTCATTCCCCTCTTTGATCTTCACCTCGATCTTTATCATCACTCTGCCTTACGTTAGCCGAGGGCTGTGCCTCAAGCCGTGATTTGTCCTTTCGCTGCCACGGTGGCGTCTTACGAGCCGCTCTACCTTGCTCCCTACGAGGCAGCTTATTCCATTTGGATGCGTCACGGTCTTTCTTAGGACCGAGCATCTGACATGATGGGTTCCGGCACTCAACGCGCCCTTTGAGGACCACACGAGCTGGGGAACCGCACGCTACACAATCTCTGACTATTGGTTTCATGAAATAGGATGCATTCCTCTGATTCTATGGGACCAACATCGGGCTGGGTCAGATATGAAACCCCCAGCCAAACAAACCCGTCCGAGGATCTCCCTCGACACCACAACGGAATGCATTGAAATTCAAAAAGCTCTTCTTAGATTTTCAAACGACTTCCGGAGGCCCATAAGGCGTATCAGTCTCCGGGTTAGCCTCGATCCACCACCACGCGTTACTCCAGTTGTCAAAGCCCTCAGCGCTGGGATGCAGCACCTCATGCCGCTTGAGGCGCTGAGGCTTACCGCTGATGCCGAGCCCCCAGAAGTCCTCTCCAGAGGTGGGGAGCTCGTCTAGGACGACTTTCCAGCCGAGGGCTCTAAGATTGATTGTGGTTTCCATACGCGAGGTTAAAAAAGGGGGTGGGGGTGTTGGATTGTTGCTGACTCAAATGGGGCCCGACCCCTCCCCACCACCCCCATCAGCTGTGTTCTGGGTACAGTTATCGCTAAGTTCCTCAGCATCAACAGCCTCAATGACCTTAGCGTCTGATAGCACATCAGTGGTTGGCTTGGAATCGAGGGCTTTTCTTTCCTCATGGAGCTGGAGTAACAGCTTGGACGGTCCGTGTTCATGAGCGTGAGCCATAGTGCCTTCCACCCTCTTCGTCTGTGCATATTGCTTCGGATGAACCCTCTCCAGCATAGCCAAAGCGAGCTTCGGGTCTTTCTCCATCCCCTTATGTATCACGTTGAGGTACATGGAGATGTTCACGCTCTTGACCTGTTCGCACGCTTCCTCAAAGTCTTGATGTTTCTGCTTCCATTTCGACAACGTGCTCGGTGTGACGCCGACAAGATTGCTGGCATCCTGTTGGCTGTATCCCCCAGCCATGAGCCGTAGAATCATCAGCACATTATCCCGGGTGTATTTGTCACCAGCTGCAACACCACGCTTGGTAGCATCCAAAGCTGACTGAGGGCACATGCTTTCGATCATGCTCATGTAAGGCTTCAGAGCCTCAATGGTCCCTTGAGCTGACGGTTTCTCCAGTTCTTTGCCTGTAGTCTTCCCTTTCATATGCCCTTTAAACGCTCGAGGATGCCCTCTAACGCATTTTTATGTTCAAACCTTATCATCTACCATCTCCATTGTTAAACATCGTTACACGTAAGATTTGATGCGTTTTTGATAAGTCCTCCTCCATATCTCTAGCCAGAGATAGTTTGGTGATCGGCGGTTGATGACTTCGACGCAGCAAAGCCCGTCACCCTGTTCATCCAGATCCTTGGCCACGTTGTGCATCATCCAGAGCTCTACCTCAGGGTTATAGCCGTAGGTAAATGCTCGGTATCCAGCTCGTGACGCCTCTTCGGCTGAGAGGATTGGACGTTCGATTCCATTGAGGAGGACTGTGTCTTTCATCGGAGGTTGTAATCAGTGGTGGTCACATCGGTGACGATGCTCTTGTCCCGAAGCATTCGGCTGGCGATGCGCTTGTCCAGCTTTGCCATGCCCATCATCGAGAGGTTGCTGGTTATGATCGTCCATTTCCGTGCTCGCTGTCCAATGAGGTTGTGTAGTTTCTCAACAGTCCAGTCTGACTGCCGCTCTGCCAGCACATCATCGAGCACCAGATACTTCCACCGAGGCATGTCGTTGAGGACTCCGTAGCAGCTCGTATCGGTTTTGGTTTTATCCATGAACCCGGGCCAGTAGATCCATCGAGGTAGGTATTCGGCTCGTGAGCTGAAGTCCTCTCGATGTCCTTGAAGCCATTTCCAAAGCCGTTTGGCGATGTGAGTCTTGCCGCATCCAGATGTTCCCAGCATTACCAACCATCGAGGGCTCTTGCCCTCTTTGATCGCTGTCGCCCACTCTGCTGCTGCTTTGACCATGCGTTCGACCTCGTCGTCAACCAGATCAATCCCGAGCCACTTTGCCCACGTTTGCGAATTCACTGAAGTCTCCGTCATTGGCCGTTCCTGAGTTGCGATTGACCCGAACAGATCCTGAGCCGTTTTTTCCATCGTTATGCCTATCCTCGTTCCATGGTTTGTTTTGAATCATGTGGAACCATTTAATGAGTTCCCCGTTTTTGTTTCTCCAGAGGTTGTGTCCCTCGTAGTAGTTGAAGAATGCTTCAGCTCGTGACTCTGGGAGAGAGCGCGAAGCGCAAAAGGCTCTGATCTCGTCCAAAGTAGGAGCCCCCTTTAAGCTATTAGTAGTATTAGTAGTTAGTAGCTTAGTAGTATGGTTGACGTTTGCTTGACGATTCGTTGAGCGTTTGGTTGACGTTTGCTTAACGTTTGCTTTAGCAGTCGTTGACGATTCGTTAACGATTCGTTGAGCACGTGCTTTAGCACTTGCTTGGCCACCAATCCTCCCAGCCTCGCTTCGCTTCTTGGCATACTCGTCATGATCCTTGGCTGACTTAATCAGCTCCCGGCATTGCACCCTGACCTTTTCCCCATGCTGAACCTCGCAGACGTTTGCCATCTCGAGATCGCTCAACAGTTCTTCAGCTCGTGAGCATGTGACACCCCATAACCGAGCTATCTGGTCAATGCTGGCCTCCAGCTTCCCGGGCTCTTTCTGAGTGGACATGGCAACCATGAGCTCAAGCCAAGCGCCTTTGGCCTCGAGCGATAGCATCCGGGTAGAGCACGCCCAGTGGTCGAAATAAAATCTGATGTATTTCATCAGTCTACCTTTCGCGGAGGTTTGCGCTGCTTGGGTTTTGGCAACGGAAGCCCAGCTGGCCCCATGCCGCGCTCTTTCCAAAACTTTGTGAAAGCCTTGGTCCACCCGGTTCCGAGCTCGAGGTCGTATCTGTATCCGTATGTGCCGGTGTAATCGGGCTTTGGAAGATCCTCATGCATCTGACTCCTTTGCTGTTTGGTAGACACACTCGTTGTATGAGGTTCTCCATGGTAGGTATTCGCAAAGTGTCTCGCTCAGCTCCAAGTAGTATGGGCCCATCTCTTGCCTTTTCTTTAAAGCCACAACCGAAGCTCGAGGCGACATGTCAAATTCGTGGGACATCAGTCGAATAAAAGCAGCCCGGGCATCCACAATTCTATGCTGCCTTGATTTGCTTCTAATCTCCTCCACGGTCAGCATGTAATTCTCGGCCACTGTTGCTAAGATTTTGTTTATTTTTCGTCTCGGTATATGCATCTTGGATTTTGTCGTAGTAGGTTTTTGTGCTGTCGTTGATAATCTCGAGGTCTGCCAGCACGTTCTCGACCTCTGTTTCTGATACGTGTGTATCAATGAGGCAGTCAGTCTCTGGACGCCGAATGCGCCAGACTTCTCCACCCATCCTCCGAGCCCACTCGGCCTCAAAGGGAAATCTCAAATCATCAATCACAATTACGGCTTGGTAATCAGCCATGGCCTTGATCTGTCTCTCGACTACCTCAACCCACACCAGCTGGCCAAACAGCTGCTTAGCCGCCTCACCCACTGACTGATAGACTGGCCGGATGATTTCTTTTCGGTCATCAGCATGATTGCCGAAAATCTTCCGGACCTCAGATTTGATGGCGTCAGCGAATGAGAACCGGTAACAGCTCGGCCCAATGATGTGTTGCAGCTGCTCAGCAGCCGTGGTCTTTCCGGACCTTTTCTTTCCACAAAGTGCGATTAGATGTTTCATAAAATTAGGTAAGGGGGACGCACTCGCGCCCCCCAGCTGACGAGGTCATCAAGCCTAAATTGAGATCCTTTCTATCGTTTCTCATTAACGTCCTCATCAGTTCGCGGTTCTGCGAAATCTCCTCGGACAGCGGCGAAGTGAGTATTGCGGTCAGTGATGATCAACCACTCACCATTGTCCTCTCTCCAAGCCACCGCCCAGTGCTCAGCCCCATACCGCCGCGAATCGTCTTTAGCTTGATTCACAGCGGCACGGAGGTTGAGTTTGTTAGTGCGCTTGACCTCCCAGTGGATCGGCAGATCGGGGCAATGGATGTCTGGGCTCGGAAGACCATCCGGCGTTTTGCCGGAATACTGACTTCCTCGGTACGCCGTAAATCCTTCGTCGCGTAACACGCCAGCCCATTCGCGCTCGCCCCTCTTTCCCTTGTCCCGGGAGTTGACCATGATCAAAAGGGAGGCTCGTTCCTCACGGCTTCCTGACCAGCTTCGACTCGCTTCTGAATCTGAATGGTCAGCTGTTTTTCACCGGTCTCAGACTGGTTAACCCAGCCAGAAAAACTAATGATGTCGCCTTTCTTTAGATCCTCGAGAACCTCGACTTTGCCGTTACCGTAGGCCGGCGCGTTTGGGTTTTCTGAGTTGTTAGGGAACATCCGAGCGGATGCCACTTTGAGGTATGTTGATTTTGGTTTTTGTGTAGTTTCCATCATGATGATTTCTTCAATACTTTGATTGGTTTACCGGGCTCGATGTAATCGCCCTCCAACGGCTGGCCGGTTCTCAGCTGGTGAAGAGATTGAAGTTGTTTGAGGTCCGGCTTCATGCACCGGAGTAAATCCTCAAGCGACACAACGTCCTTGAGTGCTTCGTAGGCTTTGACGGAATTCACCTTTGAAGCCCCCGGGCGCATGAAGACCTTGATCCCGGGAACCTCGACGCCAGAATCGACGAGCTCCTTGAGTTTGGTTTTGACTCGGTCATGCATATTGGCCACGAAGTCCAAGTCGTCCTTGAGTGCTCCTAATTTGTCTGGATCACTCCAAGCGGCATCCCAGTCCGTCATCCACACTCGATAGAGTGGATCAAGAGTTTTGGGACATCCCTGATAGTGGGTGCAATATTTGCATTGGACCCCCACTTTGCGTTGGCCTAGGGAAATGCGGTGCAACAGTTCGTCAACCTTGTTAAACACTGCGACACGAGAAAACTCATAGGTCTTGATGAGCTTTGTGTCCCAGTAAACAAAGTGAAGAACTACATCGGTGATCTCAGTCCGCTCTTTGAGGATCGCTGCGGCATAGCCAATGAGCTGAACCCACTGGTTCTCGTTCCCCTGACCGCTCTTACCGTCAGCGACATGCAGTGTAGTTCCATCGCTCTGCCACACGCAGTCCGCATAGCCGAAGTACTCCGGCTCGTCATTTTCAACCCGGAGCTCCCACTCAATGTCGGCTCCTTGGGCTAATTCATCCAGAGCTTCCAGCGCCCACTGAGCACACGCCATTTCCTCGAAGTCGTAGTTTCTTGGCAGATCCTCAGACTTACCTAACTGCTCCCAATATTTATGGATGCGTGTTCCCCGCTCCGCTGCCGAGCTGCTCCCGGGCGTGCTCTGAAAATCGGAGCACTCCCACAAGAAAGGCCACGAGCTGCACCCGAATGGATGATGTTTGCGCTCGTCGCTCATAGGTCAACCGCATTCACGATGCGTTTTGCTGACACGACTTTTGGTCGCGAGACGACACCACGAGGACCGGAGGGCACTGCCGAGTTGGCATCATCGTCCGTCTCACTGGCAATCCCTAGCATTGAAGCTAGCATGTATCGACGTAGGTAGGTCATCACACTGCCAATCTTCTGGGGATTGCTTCCATCGCACGGCATCGACATGGTGCTTTTCACTGTGCTTCCGTTCTTATAGGCAATCACCGTGGTCATGTGGACGGTGTTTTGCTCAAACCNNGGGAGCTGCAACACNGAGAAGCCAGCCTTGTTGTATACCTTGCCCACTCCATCGAGAATGTCGTCTAAAGTTGCGTAAGGGCCGTGATGGCTTTTCCCGCGTTTAGGCACTGGTTTCAGATTACTTTGCACTGCACTCATCGCCGCAAAGAGCTCGCCCAAGGCGGCGGAGGAACTCCTCTCCGTAGGGTTGGTAGCGGTCTCTGGTGGATTTGCTTTGTCGGTAGTTTCGTTTTGCATTCAGTATACTCGTTCTATCTCGTTTTAGTTTGTCTGCTAGGATGAGTGTCGACTGAAACCCCATGGTCTCACTCAACACATCAATGATTGCCCATCGGGCGAAAAGGCCATCCCAGTGTCGGCCCGGAGCCGTGACACGGTCTGGTTTGATTTGTAGGGTTCGACAAGCAGCTTTCATCGCCAGCTTGAACTGCTTTTCATGAGTCAGCTCCCGGAGCCCCTGTATGATTTCTGCTCGGCTCATCGCTTCACTCCGGCTGATTGCTCGTCGCTGTATCGGCTCCCGGCAAGGACGCACCCGAACAGTGCTCCAACCAGAATTGCCGCAAATACGTATTCCATAATCGTTCTAGTGTTTGGCCTCGGCTCTCCCCGTACCACGCCTCATGGTCGAGCGCCTTAGCGGTTTTTTCAGTTATCAGTATGTT